AGATCACGGATCACATACTGTTCAGGAATCTTGCCTTCTGATTCATTGACGATGATCTTTGTGACTTTAGAAGCATCTACAAACAACCATTTTTTGGTTTCTGGATCGCGAATAAAAAAGCAGTCACCGTATTTGAATGCGTTGCGTAGTATGCGAAAGATTCTAGTTTCAAAACTATTCTGCTTGCACCATTTCTGTAGGCTGTCTTTGAGTATTTTAACTTCAGTAGCCGTGGGCTCACCGCGGAAAAATGTGTGGAATGGTGTGGCGTTTTCTTTGTCTTTTTGAGTGCAGAATTCTGTGAGTATGTCCAAAGCAGCATTGACTTCTGAGTCCATGTCCATGGTATCATACTGCATGTATCGTTCAATGCGATTCGGTGAACCTGCGTAAACATCTGGTAGATAGCTGGAGTAATTGGCGCGAGCAGGACCCGGACGACCGCGACCACTTATTGGGCTCATGCTGCCGCCGGTGTTGTCTATGTTAACAGGGGTGAAGTATTTTTTCCAGCTCATGCTTTGTATAGATTCTTATTAAGACCTTTGGTTGCCAGAACACCTTCATAGGTATTTGTAGTGGTCTGCGCCTGCAGTTTTATCATTTGTGCCATCTTAGTATTTAACTCCGCAAGCAATACTGATGGAGATTCTTGAGACTTTTTATCTTGTTCTTGTTTTTCTTTGGCTACTGCATCTTCTTTGGCTTTGGCTTCTGCATCTGCTTTGGCTTTGGCTTCTGCTTCCTGTTTTTTCTTTTCTGCATCTGCTTCAAGAGCTTTTTTGCCTGCGTCAGTTTGTGTGGTAGGTTGAGGTTTAGCTGATGCTGGGACCGCTGGTTTATCTGTAGGAGCTGTGGTAGGTTGAGGTTTAGCTGGTGCTGGGACTGCCGCTTTTTCTTTAGCTTCTGCATCGGCTTTTTCGTTGCCAGACTTTTCAAAATCTTTAATTATTTGTTGTTTTTCTGCTTCTTTTTGAGCCTTTTCTGCTTTAGTAAGTGCTTCTAATTTCTTTTCGGCTGCTTCAACTTTTTCAATAGCTGCTTTCTTTTCAGCTGTGGTTTTGGCTTCTGTTAGTTCTTTGTTAGCAGCATCTTTTTCTTTGCCAATTTCCTGTTTTTTAATTCCAATTTCTACAGAGCCGCCTTGCTTACCGCTGAACTGTTTCAACAGTTCTTCTGGTCCTGCACTGTAGTCTAATAATTTTTCTTGAGCCTTTACCGCAGCTTCTTTGGCTTCTGCTTCTTTTTTTGCTCCAGTTGTGAGTCTATCATGGGTAAGTTTCTTTTCTTTAAATTGAGCTTCGTCTTTTTTCAAACCGGTTATCTGTGCTTTAGTCAGTTCGTCATTGTTGGTTTTACGCAATGCTCTTTCTTCAGCTCGATCTTTTTTACGCTGATCGGATTGTTCTTTACGTTCGGCATATTCTTTTTCACTGATACCTGCTAGGCCTTTAGTTAATTTTCCTATAGCAAATAAAATTTGATCCATTAAATCATCAAAGAATGATCCCACATCTTGAATAATATCCATAAATTTTGCCAAGCCATTAATCACGTCCTTGACAACCGTCCACATACCACCAAGTATAGCTACCACTGCTTTGATAATTGGAGTGAACATAAAATCGAACACTTTAATTAGCACTCCTACAGCCGTACCTAGCACTTGGAACGCTTCTCCTACAAATGCACCTACTTTAATTAATATCTCACCGAACCCTCCTGCGCTTTCTGAAACTCCAAATATGTTGCTCATTAATTCTTTCAAAGGTTGAATGATCTGCATCACGCCATTATACAACCCGTCAAAGGCCAATATAGCTCCTCTAACCAAGCCACCTAGAACCGGAAACACAGCATTCATAATACCGTCAATGAATTCGACTGTACCGCCTAACCCCGAAGCACCAAATTTTTCACTGAGGTAATCTATCACAGGAGCCAACAATAGACTCATGCCTTCCCATATCTTCATGGCCACCGACACTACAAGGTTAAAAGCAGGTACCAAATATTTTTCTGCGAGATTGGCCACTGTGCCAAACGCACTGATTAGGTAGTCTAATATGCCACTGTTAGCCAACAGCATCTTGAATTTGTTACCTACTTCTGCGATTGCAGCTTGGAACTGCTGCATCTTTTGATTCATCTTGTCTGTTTCAGCAGCTGCTTTTTTCTGTTCTTCTGTGGCTTCTTTTATACCATTAGTGTTTATCTGTTGAGTAGCTGCTAATGCGTTAACAGTGCCACCTAGCTCGGCACTGGCAGCTCCTGCGTATTTTATGTTTTGTAATTGTTTACCACCTTCCTGTTTCATTAAATTGTTTAAAGCGTTGCGTTCTTCTAAAGTTACCGCTTCGCCTCGTTGCATTTTTTGATTCATTCTCTGCAGCATGGCCGCGCTCTGAGGCATCATTGCCATGAGCTTTTGATTTTCTTCTGTTGTGGCGGTTCCAGTAGACATAATGTCTTTGGCAAATGTTTCAAGACCTTTAGGAAGACCACCGGTCACTGCCAAGAAACTGTTTCTTACTCCTTCACCTAGCCCTGACATGGATGCTTGGAACTGTGCATCTTTGGCCATTGCTGCCATTGATTCTTCTACTTGTGATCTTGATTGACCTGTGGCTTTTGCCAACGCATCCATTTCTTTTAAATAGGACTTGGCACCCTGTGCTAATTCTGCATTGGATTTTTTACCTTGCAGTCCTTGAGACTTCATCAATGCACCGTAACTGGCTAATCCTTGATTGATATCTTGTGTGCTAAATCCTAATGCATATAATTCACTGCTGGTACTACGCAGTTGTTTTGATACTCGAGCAAAATTACTTGCACCACCTTCTGTGGTGGTTCCAAACGCAGTCATAGCATTGCCGTTCTTCTGAATCATAGATCCAAACTCTGCCATAGACATGCCTGCTTGAGAAGCAGCTGTGGCAAAATTACTGATACTACCTCCAAATGTGGCACCGGTCTGTGACACAGCAACAAACGATTTAGTAACGTCATCGGCTGCACCTGCCACTGCTGTAAACAACTTACCAAATATAGGAATACCGCTAAACATTTGGGCAGCACCGGTAGCACTTCCATCCAATCTCGACAATGATTCAACTGCGCCTGTCACTGTATCGCTAAACTTTACATATGCTCCAGCTGCCTGTATAGCTGTATCTTTAAGTTTGCCGATGCCGGCTACAGCTATGCCGGCCATGAATCCTACACCTTTAAAAGATTTACTAACCGCAGCAGAAGCAAGTCCTAACGCACCACCGCCTCCTGCTCCGCCACCACCTCCGCCACCACCGCCACCAGGACCACCACCGCCACCAGGACCACCGCCACCACCAGGACCACCACGGCCTCCTCCACCACCGCCACTCATTACAGCAAGTAAGGCCTTGAGCGTGGCTTCGGAAGCTGCATTTTGAGCTTCAACTTGGCCAATTCCTGGGATGTCGATCATTACTGCCATGGCTTATTTTTTCCTGGATAAATGCGCATATAAATACACTTGCGTATTATATATTTACCGGAGATAAAATGGACCAAATTCCTAATTACAGTCAGCAAAAAAAGAACCCGCTGGCCAGCTTTTATAGACAGCCAAAGATCTATGTCAAACTACCAAGCAAAGGTGAATTCTATCCACCTGGCAGTTTGGATGTCAGTGCCAACGGAGAATATCCTGTTTATGCAATGACTGCCAAAGATGAACTGCTGTTTAAAACTCCGGATGCGCTGTTAAGCGGACAAAGCACAGTGGAATTGATTAAAAGCTGTATTCCAGCGATAACCAATCCCTGGGCCATGCCAAACATAGATCTAGACTTTGCTTTGATAGCCATACGCATTGCTACCTACGGTGACAAGATGGAAGTGGGTTGTAACTGTCCTCACTGCGAAGCTGAAAACAGCTACGACATCGATCTCACTGCTTGGTTTGGTGTGTTCAACAATTTCCATTATGAAAAAGATATACCGATAGATCAACTAACAGTTCATGTGCGCCCGTATACCTACAAAGAAGTTACAAAAACTGCAATCCAGACCATGGAGCAGCAGAGAATATTTCAGATCATCAATGATGACACTCTCACAGACGAAGTCAAACTAGAAAGATTTGGTGTGAGTTTTATCAAACTCACAGAACTCACCGTGGATATCATTGCAGACTGTATCACTGCCATAGATGCTCCAGAAGGCACAGTCACTGATCAAGCTATGATCAAAGAGTTTATTGCAAACTGTGCCAAAGATGTATTTGAAAAAATACAGAACCATGTGATACAGATGAAAGACAATATTCAGTTTGAAGCACAAAACGTTACCTGTGGAGAATGTAATAAGTCATTTAGCTTGCCTATTACAATGGATCAGGCAAATTTTTTCGCCGTAAAATCTTAACGCTGTCCTTGCCGGAGATTTTACGAGAATCTGATCGCTTAGACAAAGAAGGCAAGGATCTCAAAAAAGAATGCATGAAACTGTGTTGGTATATGCGTGGACTAAGTTTTGCTGAAGTCATGCACATGAGCTGGGACGAGCGAGAAATAATTGCAGAGATTGTTAAAGAAAATCTCGAAACTACAAGAAAAACAGGACTGCCTTTCTTTTAGAGTGTGTTTCTATAAGACTTTAGAGCAAATAAGTCTTGACTGTCAAGAGGACTGCCTCGCAGCACTTTGTCAACAGTAGCACCTACTTCTTCATCGCTGATATCTGCACGATGAATTCTTAATTTCTGTAGGCCTGCTGTGTCCAACGGCTTACCGGACATGGCTTGATCAATCAGGGTCTTAAGTTCGTTATTATCGGTGGGTGCTGAATCAGATTTAGTTTTAGATGATTTAGTACCACTAGGTTCAAACCATCTAGACGGAGTCAATAGCTTATCCATCTTGTCTGCACCTTTGTCATACTGTATCTTGGCGTTGGTGCCGTCTAGCCATTTACTAGGACTTAATACTTTGTCCATCTTGGACTTGCCTTTCTCGTAGGCCACTGGTCCGACTTCTACTACAATGTCACGTATTTTCATTTTCTAAACACGCTGATAGTGCCCTTTGATAATCCAGTTTCAAATATTTTCTGCTTGTGCATTTCCACACGAGCTGCTAATGCTTCTGACAATGCATTTCCGTAATTGATCTTACTGGCGTTTTGTTGAGATAATTGATTTGCCATATTACCCATCACTGCATTGCCAACTTTGGATTGTTTGGCAGCTGCTGCTCTAGTTTCACGTCTACGTACGGCACTTGGTGTCATACTTGGACCAGCGCCTTTTACTCTACCACCTCTTTTCTTAGTTTGCTGTTGATTGGAATTGTCAGCTGGTAATGTTGTTGGTTCAGGTGCTGCTGTTGTTGCCGCAGCTGGCTCTACTGCTGTTGTTGGTTCAGGTGCTGCTGTTGTTGCCGCAGCCGGCTCTACTGCTGTTGTTGGTTCAGGTGCTGCTGTTGTTGCCGGTGGTGCTTTAGGTACAGGAGCTGCTACTGATTTCTGCAGCAATTGCAAAATTCGTTGCTTGCCTTTTTTATCTAATTTGTTTACGTTGGCTTTAACCTGTGCGTACACAGTTTGATTGGCTTTTTCTTGTGACTGAGCTTGCTGTTTATCTACAACTGCTGTGGTTTTTGCTAGCGCCGAGCCAGCAGGTCCTTGTGCATTGATATCCTGTGCTGTTGGAGGAGGTGTAGAAGGAGCAGGGTCAGTATAGCCAGGCTGTCCTGCATTAGGATCAGGATCATCACCTACCACAGCTTTGCCGGTCTGATACCCTTTCTTAAGAGCACGTCCAGCACCTACTACACCGCCAGCTACAGCTCCTACGCCTTTAGCAACACCACCTACAAATTTGCCTATTCCACGGCTTATTGGCCCTTCGTCTAGCTGTTCAAGTTGTGATTCAGTTAATAGTTCGTTAATTCTCATATCAAGGCATTCCTATTAGGTATAACTTTATTTATTAAAAACGAGCTTTCGCTCGTTTGCGTTTTCGCTTGTCGCTCAACGCCTTTGTCTTCTTTTTAATAATTATTGACATTGTAATTGCGAAGCAATTCAAGTATTATGCAGATTGTTCAGTCACACTTTGCCCAGGCCGGGCAAAGATAAGAGCATTATGCGAGTTGCACAGTACACTCTAGCGTTACAGCATTACAGAGGCGGTCATCCGGTACCTCGAGCTGCGTCTTTATACGACGGCGGTGTATACATTTACGCTAACAAATGCACACACGTAGGGTATTTCTCCCTTCTTTTTGCCTTGTTTTTCTTTTCAAATAACCAAATCGCAGGTCTTAGTAGCGATCGTCATCCTTTCGGGTAGTGGTTAAGCACCTTTGCGGCAAGGTTTTCCATCCCTGTGTACACGTAGACCAGGTTTAGAGCGCACGAAATTAAGCCTGCGCTAGCCAAAAAACCGCTTTATTTTGCCTGAGATTGTTCTAGTAGACGCTGTCTAAGTATGTTTGAACCGCCGACTCTGACGTTTATAATGCCATTATAATAGTCATCAGTTTCTAAAACTCTGCGTTCAAACTGTTCTCTTGCCTCTAAATAACTGAGTTCTGCCTTGGATTTACAAAGGTAAAGTATTTCTCTTGTGAAGTTTTCCGGACCTAATGATTGGACGTCTGCGTTTAACCTGTCAGATGAACCATAGTATTCTCGCCAATCGCTTTCTACTACACTTCTTCTTTTGAGTTTTTTGCCTTTGAGTGGGGGTTTAGTGCGTTTGAATTGTGCTAGTTTCTTGCCTATGTACTTCTGTCCGGTAGTTTTATTCGTGATTATATAAACAAAGCCAATATAGCCTTCTGGTATTTCGTCTATTATTTGATTTTGAAACGTCCATTGCACTCTTTAATTAGTTAAAGCTTCTTGCCTCTCATGCCTTTTCTGGATTCTCGCTGTGCCTTTCGTTTATCTTGTATTTCTACTCTTATGATTGATGCCTGTGTGCGTATTTCTGATAGCCATGATCTTGCTTTGATACCTGCTTCGTTGGATTTTTTGTGATGAAATCGATCCTGCCATTTAAAGTATTCTTGAAAGGCATGGATCATACGATCGTGTGCGTCCGAACTCATGCCATAATCTCTATGTCATTGCTATAACTAGTGAATCCATTTTCTTTGATCACTTTCAGCACGTGATTAACACGACTGGTCAAATCATCTCTATGTGAAATCAAGAACACATTCTTGTCACGCTCACGAGTCATGCGTTTCAACACAGCAATACTGGATTCAACGCCACTAGCATCCATGCCCGAATCCACAAGTTCGTCGATAAACAACAAATTAATACTGGTGTATAGATTTTCCCACACATCACGGAACGCCCACGACAAAGATAAGATCAATCTGTTACGTTCTCCACGGCTTAGATTGTCAAAATCTAGATCTTGTCCTAGCTGTGTGATAACCACAGTTAAATCATTCTGAAACTCCACGGTGTGAGGCAATCCGATCTTGTCCAAATAGTAGGTCAAGCGTTGATTCAAGAACGCAAGATTCTGATCTATTATTCGTTTGCGAACAAAACTATCTTTGTTGGTCAATAACTTGTGCAAGAACTCTTGGTGATCTTTAACACGCACCAACTCGTTGAGTCCGTTCCAATCTATTTCCTGTACGGCTGTTTCTTTGAGTTCAACGATCTGATCATCATAGGGATTTTCTTCTGCTGTCTTGATTGTAATGTCACGTTCTAGGCTGTCTAGAGTATTTTTATGATTCAATGCTGCTTCTAAACTGTCGTAGATCACTGAGGGACATGCTCCAAGATCGCCTAGCAGCGATATTGCTTCAGTGATCACACTGAGCTCTTCAAGATGTTCGTTGATAGCGCCACGGCTTTCTTCAATCTGTGCAGACTTAGCAGACATGATTTCATTATGCTTGGTATCGTGCAGCTCTTGTCCGCAGGTATGACATTTGTGTTCTGTTAGACTGACTAATTCTCGTTCCAGTTTGTCTAGAATACGCTGTTCTTTTTCCAAAGCTGAAGTTTGTTTAGCACTCAGTGATGCTAGACTTTCGTGTTCTTTTTTGTTTGTATTCCAATCTGCCAAAGCTCGCTGATTTACTATTTCTTGATCGATGTCAATGTCGCTGAGTCGATCTATGCTTTTAAGCAAATTGGTCAGAGCAGTTTCTTTCTGTTCTTCCCACATGCGTTGTTTGCGTATCAGCGACTCTATGCTTTGTTGTATTCTTTCGTTACTGGCTTTGACAGTTTCTATTCTTGTGTTTTCTGTTGCAATACTGTCTTTGCTGATCCTGATTGCATCTTTAAGTGCTTCTGCTTTTTCTGAAAGTATGGTAATGCCCAACAGCTGTTCGATAATAGCACGTTGATCTGCAGCCTTCATGCTCAAGAACGGTTCTGTGTAGGTGTTTAAAGCAATGAGATGTTTGAACATTTCGTGTTTCATGCCAAACACTTCTTCAATGGCCTTTTGTGTTTCTCTGCTGTCGCCTTGACTTTCGTCGAGGTCGCTAAGTTCTTGTTCCTGATCATTGATACTGAATCTCAGTAAATTAGGCTTGCGACCTCGCTCAATATGATACTTGACACCATCTTTTTCAAAAGTCACTGTACACAGCATGCCTTTACAGTTGATCTTGTTAATAAGATTGTCACGCTTGATGTTGGTTAAAGCCTGGCCATAGATAGCATAGCTCAATCCGTTGATGATAGTGGTCTTACCTGTGCCGTTTCTAGCACCCGAGTCATCGCCACCTAGGTCCAAGTTTTCACCTAAGACCAAAGTAAGTTGTCCGCGATCAAAATCTATGGCCTGGGTCTGATTGCCCACGCTCATGAAGTTGCGTACTGTGAGATTGTTGATTTTAATCATAGTTCGTTATAGATGTCCAACAGTAGTTTTTTGTCATAGGTATCGCTGTCTATGTTATTGATCTGATTCATCACAATGGTATCCACTGATTCGAATGTGATGTCTATGGGATTAACAGCACTTTCTACTTCTACCTTTTCTGGAATCAGCATGAGTTCACGCAGTTTATACTGCGGCATAAACTGTTCTTTGATGAAGTTTGCTTCTTCAAAGGTTATAGGCAAGTCAATGGTCACACGACAATGCATCTTTTCACGCAGCAACTTGTCTGGAGTGTCGATGATCTGACTCAGCTTATAGGTTCTATATATAGGTTGATCAGGCCAAGAATGGTATTCGGGCTTGCCGCCCCAATCCATGATCATCATGCCACGATCATCATCACCTGCATCTGCATAGTTATGCGGAAATGCATTGCCTATGTAAACCACATTGCCTTTTTGTTGCCGCTTGTGAAAGTGTCCAGTAAACACCAATTCTTGATGCTGAAAATGTCCAGTCTGCAACTGACCGTGATCAGGCATCTGCACCATAGCATTCATGTAAAAATGCGGCAGTTCAAGATGACCGAATATGTATCTACTTTTCAGTTGTTTTACCGTGGTCCATTCGTCACCTATCAGCCAAGGCATGATAGTGACATCGCCTTCTGTGTGTAATTCACGTATGGGCACAATGTTAGGAAACAACCTCATAAACTCTACAGAGTTAATTTCACGCTTGTCTTTGTAGAATAAATCGTGATTGCCCAGAATGAAATAGACTTTTTCAAAGCTCTGACTGAGTTTTTCTAAGTTACTCACAGTATAATTCATAGTGCTGACATCAGTGGTACTGCGATTATGATGCCAGTCACCTAGAAATATAGCTGTTTCGCAGCCTTGTGCTCGAGCTGTGTCACAGAACCAAGACACGAAATCTTCGCAGTCTTGATTGTGTGTACGACTTCCGGATTTTAATCCAAAGTGTATGTCAGTGAAGCATGCAACTTTCTTAAAGAGATTCATAGATTAATTATAACAGAATGTAAATGTAAGGTCAAGTTCAATCTAAACTATCTGTGATAGTGACTGGGCCAGGAGCGTTTTTACCACCATTGGCACTGTTTTGGCGTGTCCATGAAGGATTCATACCATTCATTTCGAGAATGTCGTCTCGAATGTTTTGATTGCGCTTCTCCAGGTTGATAATTCTAACGAATGAATTAGTGACAGCAGCAGTATAGTAAGCAAAAGGATTATCAGATTTACTTTCATCGAATTGGAGTCCTATTTGAGTTAGTTGAAGAATGGCTTGACCTTTCATTTCATCATTGTATGTGTAGCCCCTGACGTTGCCTCTAGTGGCATATCTCTCACAGAGCTTGATAAACATGCGAGCTAGGTCGTTGGTCATTTGCCCGTGATCTTTGGAAAACTCTCCACGATCTAGATCTCCTTTCCAATGACTTTTGCCCACACAGATCAAGTTGTCGTTGTCGTCATATTTCCAATGCTGAAAAGGCGGGAAGTTTACTTTATCATGACTGTCAGCAGTGTTTTTAAGAGTTTTCTTACGGCCCGGCGCTAACGGTATGTGTGTAAAGGTCATCACACGAAAAACTAGATCTTGTTTCTTCACTTTGCGATAGTCTACTTCAAATTCTTTTGCAGGCATTTTTTTACCAGCTGCGGTCACAGCTGCTTCGTGCGCAGCTTTGGACATTTTAGATGCCCTATTTCGTTTGGCTTCTGCAATAGTTCGGATGTTCAGTTTGTCTAAGGTAGTAACGATTAGATCGTATTCTCCGTATGCAGGATCTGTGAAACTACTGTAGGTATTTTTGCTTAGATGTATTTCTCTTAGTAAATCTTTGTTGGTTAGATACTTAATTTTAGGCACAATCATTAGTTAGAATTCTCCGTTATATGTTATATAATAGCACATTTTTATCATAATAAATAGTCTATATGACAAGGAAATCTGCTCAAAATGGCTCGTAAGACTTATCCCAACACGCCGGAAGAGGAAGCCGCTAGCATAAATGCAAAGAGTGGCAAACCCGATAGCATCACCGCTGCACAAGTGTCCAACAATCGCGCACTTAATGAAAAATTAACAGCGGCATTTGGATTCGGCGGCGATAAAGCACCATCTTCGGGGCCCGGCAGTAATCCTGTGGCTCCTTTTTCACAACTGGTAGCAGGTATTTCAGAAAACATCAGCCAGGCCACTAATGAAGGACAAGCATCTCTGCAAGACGCTACTTCTGTCACGGACAAACTCAAACTTGACGACAAGGTTTCTGATCTATCTGGCGGATTTAAATCAGGATTAAACCAGTTAGCAGGAGGTGCAAAAAACTTCAGCGCCAGTGCTATGGGTGGTAACAATACCATACAAAGTGCTGTGGGAGGTGCAGTTGATAAACTAAGAACAGTTGCAGGTTCGACGAGTAACATAGCAGCAGATATCTCCGGAACAATTAACAAACTTACTGGTGGCAATCTTGCAGGTGGATTAATGAAAGCTGCCGGTGAGATCAGTGGAGCAGCAGGCATGCTCAACAATATACTTAGTCTCAAGCGAGGCATCAACATACCCAAAGGGGCAGAAGTGTTTGCACCACAAGGGCAGGCTATACAGTTGAAAGCAGGATCCAAGGATGATTGGCGAGTGCGTATAAATTGTGAATGGAATACTTTTAATAGTCCGTTATTCGGAGTTCTCAAACAAACTGGCGGTGTGGTATGGCCATACATGCCTAGCATCACTGTCAGCACCAAGGCAGAATACAATACCATACCTATAACTCATGCCAACTATTCTCAATACAGTTATAAAAACAGTGTGGTTGATGATATATCGATCAGCGGTGAGTTCAGCTGCGAAACTGCCACAGACGGTGCCTATTGGATAGCAGCAACTACATTTTTTAAAACAGCTACTAAGATGTTTTTTGGGCAAGGTGACCTTGCAGGCAATCCACCTATCATTTGTAATCTCACAGGTTACGGTAGTCATGTGTTTGACAAGGTTCCTGTGATTATAAAATCATTCTCAGTGGATTTCAAAGACGATGTAAACTATATCAAATGTGATCCTTTCAACAACGGCAAGTACACTTGGGTGCCAGTGTTGAGCACTATCACAGTCAGTGTGGCACCTGTATACAGTAGACAAGGACTGAGAAAATTCAACTTACAAGACTATGCTAGAGGCAAAATGTCCGGTGAAGGGCAGGTGGGATACATCTAATGGCCAAATACGCAAAAACCAGTCCCTGGTCTGATACTAGGCAGAATAATTTTTATCTTGATCTCTTAGAGATTAGACCGGTGCCGTCCGAACCAGACGATTTTAGATATGTGATCGAAAATCAATATAGACATCGTCCAGATCTGTTGGCATACGATGTCTACGGTAACGCCAAACTGTGGTGGGTGTTTGTGCAAAGAAACATGAGTGTGATCAAAGACCCCATATACGATTTTGAACCAGGAACTGTGATATACCTGCCTAAAAAAACAAACCTTTCAAAGTTTTTAGGAGTATAAATGGTAGCAAGATTTATTCCTGCAGGTAAAGAGTTAGTTTTTAAACCAGACGGCACTCGATCTATTGAAGAATTTACTAACAGCGTTCTCAGCATAGGTACCGCCGTGAGAAAAACTCTTGAGGTGCCAGCACGAGCCTCTGATGTGTTGGAAAATGGTAAATCTAATCAAGAAACAAAATCAAACACCACAGCTGCGTCGGCCAAGAAAAATCTGCCCGCATTGGTTCGCAACCCCATGGAAGTGTTTGTCAGCAATAATGTGCTATGGACATTTGCTTGTTTGACTTCCGAACAATTCAATGATCCGAAATCGTATAGAAATAATCCATCAGCTTTGAAAAATATAGTGTTTTCATCTGGAGGACGGTTTGACGCAGACAGAGTAGCGACATTTTTTGGCAGTCCAGAATACTACATTAACAACTTTGTAATGCAGACAGTGATAGGAGCCAATGAAGCCACAGGTAACAGCAATGCTGTTAAATTTTCATTTGATATAATCGAACCACATTCTATGGGACTGCTGTTACAAAGCATGCAGAATGCCGCAGTAAAAGCAGGATACCTTAGTTATCTAGACAACGCACCGTTTGTGTTACGCATGGACATTCAAGGATTCAATGAACTAGGGCAGAATTTGTCTCAGATAAAACCCAAGTATTTTGTAATGAAACTATCGTCTACCAAGTTCACGGTCAATGAAAGCGGCAGTGTATACAAGGTAGAAGCCATCCCATATAACCATCAGGGATTTTCTGATACTATCAACACCACTTACAGTGATGTAAAAATATTTGCTAGCGGCAAAGGCCATGTATTTGATCTGTTATCAGGCAGCGAAGGCAGTCTTGTAGCATATCTCAACAATAACGAAAAAAAACTCAAGGCCGAAGGAAAGATTACTGAAACAGATGAATATGTCATACAGTTTCCTATACTGTCCAGTGACTGGCAAAGTTCAGCAGGCAATCAATCAGAAATAAAAAAAGCCACAGTAGATCCAAATGCTGTGGAAAATAAAAAAGCTGAGGTCAAAACCTCTATGATCAAAATCGATCCACAGCTACTAGATCAGAACAGCATAGCCTCTGCCAGTCTAGGCTTTGACCAAAGTTCTGGTGGTAGAGCTATTTTCAAACGAGCCGGCGATCAATTCGACGAAAAAACAGGTGTTTTAAAAAGAGAAGGAATGACCATAGATCCAAAAACCCGAGCCTTTCAATTTGGACAGAGTCAGTCATTGACAGCAATCATAAATCAAGTTATTCTCAGCTCAGAATATGCCACTGATGCCTTAGAGCCAAAAAATCTCACACCGCAGGGATTTATCAAGTGGTTTAAGCTAGATGTGCAGATAGAATTGTTAAAACCTGATACGCTCACAGGCGATTATGCAAAAAGGATCACTTACAGAGTGGTGCCGTATCTAGTTCATCAAAGCATATTTGCCAACGCCACTTCCGCACCAGTGGGGTATGCGGAACTGATGAAAGATGTAGTCAAAGAATATCAATATATCTATACCGGACAAAATGTAGATATCCTTAGTTTCAGTATTGACATCAATAATTTATTTTATGCAGGAGCAAATCCTAAACCAGAAGCCGAGGCTGCTAAAACTGCCACACAAGATCAAAACGCATCTGAAACAAAAAATTCTTCTACTAAAACAGGCAAAGGACAGGCTGCAGAAGTGCAGTCTGCACAAACTGGTAGAGCTAGACCAAAACGTGATCCTAGACTATTAAAAGGATTCAAAGGTGGATCTGAATACAAAACTGTTGAACAGAATGTTGCGGAGAATTTTCAAGAAGCGTTTATCAGTGGCAGCAGTGCTGACATGGTCACGGTAAATCTTGAAATACTTGGTGATCCTTATTGGTTGATAGATTCAGGAATGAGTAATTATTTTGTAGGGGCTGCTTCTCCTACAGCTCAGATAACAGACGATGGCACTATGAACTATGAAAGCGGCAACGTCTATATCTACATGACATTTAGAACTCCAGCTGATGTAAACACATTAACTGGGC